TATAAAGGTGACGTGAGTAATATTATTTGCCGTAGTTCATGGGAAAGACGGTTTTGCAATTATTGTGACTTAAATGAAAATATTACAGAATGGGGAAGTGAAGAATTTTGGATACCTTACCGTGCTCCTGATGGTAGAGTCCGTAGATACTTCCCAGATTTTATTATCAAGGTCAAAGAAAATACAGGTAAATTAAAAACTTATGTTATAGAGGTAAAACCTCTTAAACAGACCAAAGAACCCAAAAAAAGAAAAAGAGTGACAAAATCCTATCTTTACGAATGTCAGACATATGCTGTAAATCAAGCAAAATGGAAAGCAGCAAATGAATGGTGTAAAGACCGAAAAATTGAATTTAAGATTATAACAGAAAGAGAACTAGGTATAAGATAATGACAGATTCATTCGGATTCAATAGTGAAGAAAAATATGCAAATCGGATAGAACCGATAAAAGAAGATTTAGCAGCAGCAGTTAATGATCCTGAAGAAATGATGATGATCATTATGGAAGCACTAAATGATACTGTAACTCCAATTCCTGACGTAGGACAATTCTATACCTTTATATACAATGCAAAAACTCCTGATATTACATATGACCAACATCCACTAATTGCTTGCACTGATTTACAAGCATGGGGATTTAAGGGACTTAACTATCATTGGAGACAATCTCGTAATTATACTTGGGAAGAACTAGCAGGACAACTGTATATTGTACAATATGATGAACTAGATGACCTTCTCAATTTTCCTTATGGAAAATTCATCCTAAATAAATAAAAACCATGTTATAATGGCAGAACAAGTAACGAGTAAAATAAGTCCCACTCAGGTAGGAACTGGTAGAAATAAAAGAAATCTCTATACAGCTACTAAAGTAACTGGTCCTTTTGGTTCGCCTCCCAAATATATAACAGAAATTTTAAAATATGATAATGCCAAAGGTGAAAATGCTAGAACAATTGGAACAAGATCAAGTGATGATCCAAGTAAAATTACATGGAATGAAAATGCTTCAGGAATAGATAAACAAAATGCAACAAAATTAGGCAAAACTTCAGCAAATCAAGTCAAATCTATTCAAGATGAAGTTGCAGGAAATGCACAAGAAAAAGAAGCATTAGATAAAGCATCAGGTAATAATAACAAAGCAGCAGAAGGAAATGATACTACAAATGATGAAAAAGTTTCAAAAGGAGAAGATTTTGGTAATTTAGAATCTGAAAAAGGAACTAGAGAGGATGGCTTTGGGTTTTATGTGTTTCCAACAACTTTACGAGCAAGTGAAGATGGACAAGACTTTTTAAAGTTTGATATGATGAAATATGAACCTAAAAAAATTGGAGAAGGAATAGAAGAAGGAAGTTTAGCTTTAAAAGATAGAGATAAAGATAGAAAATCTATTGGGACTGTTATACTTCCAATTCCTGGCGGTATTCAAGACCAACAACAAGTTAGCTGGACCGATGATAAAATGGATGCTGCTGCAATGGCATTGGCAGGTGCTGCTTTGGCAGGAATTACTGAAGGTGGAGGTGGATTTGTAGATTCAGTTGGTGACTCTATTACTGCAATAAGTAAAGGTAGTAAAGAAGTAAAAAAAGGATTAGCAGCATCAATAGCAGGATCAGCTTCAGGTGCATCACGATTACTTACCAGAACAACTGGTGCGGTTATGAACCCTAATATGGAATTACTTTTTAGTGGTCCAGGTTTAAGAACTTTTAACTTTAGTTTTATGTTAGCACCTAGAGATAAAAATGAAGCAATGACAGTAATTAAAATTATTAGATTTTTTAAACAAGGAATGTCACCTATCAGAAGTAAGTCTAGATTATTCTTAAGATCTCCACACACTTTCCGTCTTGCTTATAAACATAGAGCAGGAAGAAAAGATAAAGGAAAAGATCATCCTTTCCTAAACAAATTTAAAGAATGTGCAATGAATACATTTGGAGTTAATTATACACCAAATGGAAATTATTCAACATATGAAGATGGTGTGATGACTGCTTATCAAGTGACAATGGGTTTCCAAGAACTTACACCAATATACAATGATGATTATGGTAATGATCCTTTCCCAAACGAAATAGGTTTCTAAAATGTCTAATTATTTTAATCTTTTACCTGATTTTGACTATGTTAGCAGATTACCAGATGCTAAAATATCTGATTATGCAAGAGTTAAAAATTTATTCAAAAGAGTTAATCTGAGAGAAGATATTTACTCTAATTTGATGTATTTTACAAAATATAACATTGAAGGAGATGATAGACCTGATAATGTTGCTCATCGAATATACTCAGATTCTACTTTAGATTGGTTAATTCTCATATCTAACAATATTACTCATATTCCCACAGAATGGCCAATGGCACAAAATGACTTTGATAGGTTTTTATTGGATAAGTATGGTACTTATGAAGATCTCTATAATGGAGTTCATCACCATGAAACAGTAGAAGTCAAAGATAGTAATAATGTCACAATAGTCCCTGCAGGATTAGAGGTAAGTGCCGACTTTACAACCACATACTTTGATTACTTTATTAGTGGTATGGTTACAAAACTAGATATTACAAGACCAGTGACAAATTACCAATATGAGGAAAAAATACAAAATAAGAAAAGAAATATTTTTATTCTAAAACAAGAATATGTAAGTGTAGTCTTAGATGACATAGAAGACTTAATGCCATATAAAAAGGGTTCTACCGAATATGTCGATAAAACCCTTAAGAAAGCTGAAAATATTAGACTATATCAATAATCAAAAAAGTAATAGGGGAAAAAAATACCAGAGATTTTTTTGCGCCTTTTTTGGAATAAAAAGTCGAATTTCCCCTGAGTAATTACTCTTCTGCTAACTTCTGAAAGTATGACAGTGCATCGTCCTCATCTGAACTAGCAGATGCAACAGCAGCAGTCACAGTCTCCTGTGCCTTACGAGAATTGAAGTCTGGTGTATAAGAACCACGAGAGTTGTCCTCATCAACCACGTCCTCATCTACACGACGTGCAGGAGGTCTTTGTCCTAGAACATACTTCAGACGTTTCTGAAGGTCATCATAAGACTTAAACTGATCAGCAGCAGTGACAGCAGCAAGTGAATACTGCTTCTTCCATAATGCTTCTAGTGCATCATCATCTTCAAGTAGAGGAGATACTTTATCGAACTCTGACTTGTCATAGTTCCAATAACCATCCTTCTTGACGATCTTCAACTTGAAGTTTGCACCTTGCCAGAAGTCAAAAGGATTGATTGGTGTTTCATCCTCAAACTCTGGTTGCATTGCTTCCATAACCTTATCAAAGATCTTCTTACCAAACTTATAAAGGAATACTCCACCCTCATTTTGAGGATTAGTAGGATCTTTTACTACATAGATGTTTGCATAGTAGGAAAGCTTACGCTTCTGTCTACGAACTACATCTTTATCTGACTCATTACCACTGTTCCAGAGTTCACGATTGTATTCTGAAACAGGATCCTTGCCACCAGTAGTGGTCAAAGAGTTTTCAATATACCATCCACCTGGTCCTTGAAATGCATGAGAATACATTTTTGCCCAAGGGATTTCTTCTCCTTCAGGGGAAGGTAAGAAACGAATTACGGCATAACCATTACCTGTTTTATCAACTTCAGGCTTCCAGAGACGCTCATCTGCACCTCCGCTTGTGTTGTTCATCTTCTCCACTTCTTTGACTAACTTTTGAGTCAATGATCCTAGAGAGGACTGTTTTTTTAGGTCTTTAAATGACATTAGATTTGTTTTTAGATTTGGCTTTTGTGTACCCTGTAATGTTACAAGGAAAATTGGTTTTTGTCAATCTGAGTTTTTAAGGTTTGAACCATAGTACTCATTTGTTCAAAAACTTTACTCATATCCGTGCTTGATGGAATGCCCATCATTGAAGCAGATTCAACGATTTGCTCTTTCATCTTCTTAGCATCTGGATCATCTGATAAACTCAAACGTGCATAAAGAATCTTCTGTTTCTCCAATAGTCTTTCAAGAATATCAACATGATAAAGTTGATCTTCTTTTTTCATTGACGGAAACTTAAAAACATTTGAGTAAACTTCTTCTTGAAGTTCACTAATCTGTGCCATTTCCGCCCGAACCACTGGTGATTGGAAAAAATTCATTCGGATGCTTCTTCTGCTGGAGCTTCCTCTGCTGGAGCTTCCTCTGCAGGTGCTTCCTCTGCAACAGGAGCAGGATTATTTGTTTCTTCAATTTGCTGAAGAACTTCAATAGCTCCAATAAGTTTTACACGAGTTTCACCTAGAGTGTTTAACTGTTGTGTGACTTCTTGGAGTTGATTTGTGAGATTCTGTAGAACTTCACCGTTTTCAAGAGCCATGGATAATTACCTCCTTTAGAATTTTTTTGTAACGGGATACGTCAATATTTAGGAAGGGAGAATACTTTTTAATTTTACGACTTACGGTTTCCCATACAGGATCTTTCAGTCGTTTATCAAAGTCCTTTCCATACCCTAGTATTCTATCATATATTACCATACTTTCAAGTGATATGTCACCCCCTAGATAACTCTTTAGAATTGGTGGGTGTCCTTTACTACAATCAAACATATCATCTACCTTTTTATTATCAAATACATTCTCTGTTTCTTCTTTAAAAATATAAGTAAGTGACTGAACCTTCTTCTTCCATTCAGTATATCTTCCTTCTCCTTCTTTAATCATCTCACCAATCCACATTGTGCCAGGATCGGTAGAGTATATAAAGTTAGATACAAAGAACTCTTCTACTTCTTTATCATTCTTCTGTCTTGCAAACTTTTCAAACCAAAACCTATCCTTCCTCTTATAAAAGGCTTGGACTGTTGCTCTGGTTTTACCACGATATTTAATGTAATCGTAGTGGTCTTTAGTAAAGTGATTTTTTAATGACAAATAGCATCGGTATGCATCAAAGGGCATCATTTACCTGCCTTCTCTAGATTTGTTTCTAATAGTAATGTGATTATCTTCAATAGTAAACTCTAGATAATCTCTATGATCCCAATCAAGTTCTTCATAAAGGGCATCAAGTTTCTTCATGTCGTCCCAAAGATCAGTTGGAGTTGGTTCACCCCAAAAAGGATTGTCATCGGGTTCTGTCATAGTGGTAACTTAGCTCTCGAACTACGTTTTAAGAAATTTAATTCTGATGCTTCATACTTAATCTTTTCCTTTAAAGGTTTAGGAATAAGTTTAGGCACTGATTCTAAATCAATACTATTCTTCTCACAAAAGTGAATGATAGCATCGATATAATTCATGTCTTTATTAACTTGCACTAATGTTTCAATTTCTTGTGCAAATCCAGCAGAGGAGAAGAACTTACTCTTCAACACCTTCTCTAGTTCATTCTCCATTCTCTCTCCTAGTATTGTGAGATACAAATTCTTTTATATACCGAACTAATAATTTAAT